TACAATCGTCAAGTTGGCGAATGATTACACAGGGTCCAATAACATCAACCTCCTTGAACCATGTGGTCAGTTTGGAACTAGACTGATGGGTGGGAAGGATGCATCTCAAACGAGATATATCTTTACCAAGTTGACCAAGGAGGCCCGAAAACTCTTCGATCCCAAGGATGATGCAATTCTCAACTACCTTGACGACGATGGACGCCCCATCGAACCAGACTTTTACATGCCCACCTTACCTATGGTTCTGGTGAATGGTACAGAGGGCATCGGTACGGGTTTCAGTTGTTACGTACCTCCCTTCAATCCCGAAGATATCAAGGAGAACATCAAGAGAACTTTGGGGGGTGAAGACCTAATCGAAATGAAACCGTGGTTTAGGGGTTTCAAGGGACGGGTCTACAAAGATGACACCGGTCTATGGATCACAGAGGGTATCTACAGGGACACTGGTTCCAGACTCAAAGTCACAGAGCTCCCACCTGGGAGGTGGACCCAAGACTACAAGGAGTACCTGGACACACTTGTGGAAAAGAAGGTGATCAACGGCTACACGAACAACAGCACCACGGAGGATGTGGATTTTGAGATTTTTGGCTACACCGGGAAGGACTTGGTGAAAGACCTCAAAATGAAGAAGACATTCCACACATCGAACATGCACCTCTTCCACCCAACTCGGGGCATCCACAAGTATGCGAATGCTGAAGAGATTCTCCGGGACTTTGTGGAACTCCGATTGGAACACTACAAGAAGCGAAAGGCACACCTTGTAGATGTGTTACAGAAGAGGGCTGTGATGTGTGGTCACCGCGCCAAGTTTGTCTCCATGGTCATAGAGGGGGACCTGGTGGTCTTCAAGAAGAAGAAAAAGGACCTCGAGGCCGAAATGTCCCAGACATTCCCGAAAATTGAGGGAAATTACGACTATCTCCTCAACATCAAAACGGTGCAGTACACAGAAGAGTCTGTGGAATCCCTAATCAAAGAGGCTAAGCAGGCTAACGAAGAGTTGGAACGTATAATGAAAATGAGTCACCTCACAATGTGGAAAATGGATATTAAAAATATGTAAATACTAGTAAGTATGGGTGAAGCCGCTGAGATTTCCCTAAAAGCTATTGGAAAGCAGGATACATTTCTACTTTCCAATGACCCAGAACAATCTTTCTTTAACTACGAAGCCCCACAAAGACATTCTGAATTTAGAAAGTATCATAGAAACCACAATGTTATAAACCCTGGTCAAGTTCCCAAATGGCCATTTGCTCAAAGTATCAAGGTTCAATTTAATCCCACCAACATGGGAGACCTCTTGAGTAACATGTGGTTGCGTATAAACATGCCTGGTTTAACAAATGGTAATTACGCCGATCAACTTGGTCGTCACATTCTCAAGAGTGTCACAATGTTTGTCGATGACTTAGAAGTTGAAAAGATTCATGATGATTGGGGAGTCATATATGATGAGTTATATTTAGAAATGTCTGAAAAGGTAGCAAATAGATTTCTTGTTAATAGAAGCATCGGATATGATGATTCTACACTAAATAGCAGTATATCCCAATATAAATCTGAATTGGTTATACCTCTACACTTTTTCTTTTCGAGGAAGTATGCGAGTGATGAATATTCTTCGAATAAACCAAATCGTCCTTATTTCCCTTTATGTGCCGTATACCGTCAAAAGATTGAATTTGAATTCGTATTCCATAGACAAGAATTTTTTACTGAAACTACAGACAATCTCCAGTTACCATCCTTCAACATAATAACAGAAGAAATCACGGTAAGTCCAGAAGAACGAAAATATCTAGCCAATGAAAGGCAGACGTTGATTACAGATCTGGTAAGAAAACACCCGACAGTGGTGAGTGATTTTAATACAAATGTTATCAATAACAATCTCGTTCCCGATATTCCCGTAAAATGTATCCATTGGTTTCTAAGGAATACAGATTTCGAAGATGACAGTCAACCAAAGGGTAATGAAACAAATAGCGAAACATATTATTCACAAAACCGTTTTAATTTCTCATCCAATGACAATTTCGATGAGACTCAAACATTCTTCTACCCCATTCTAGAAAGTGCGAGCTTTTTCATCAATGGAAGTAAGCTACCAAATATCACGAAAACGAATCACAATTATTTCAAGTACCTCATCCCATACAAACATAGACTGGCGAGACCTTATAGAAATATTTACACCTACAGTTTCTCGATGAATCCGATAAATGTGGAACCATCGGGGAACTTGGACTTTAGTCAAATACAGTCAGATAAAACATCCATAGAAGTCATACTTGATACTTCTCCGGGATCTCTAGTAAATATAGCTACAAAAACGTATGCATTACATATGTACTATACTGGATATCAAACATTTGTATTTGAAAATGGGTTCATGTCGATTGCTTATTAAATAGGGAGATACGATGATCGCTAATGTAGTCTATAATATTATTCTTGATACACCATTTGATGAAATTCAACTGCGCCAATGTTGTCTGGATTTCATGAGATGTCCCTGGTATGATGTACCCAAACTTTTGAGATCTACAAAATGGATCAAAAAGTTTCTTACTGTACCCATCTAAGCTGGATTTATATGCGCAATGTACTGTGAAAAATTTACCATCCTTGGTGGTGTAGGAGATGTTATTTTTTTTTGAATAGTTTGTAATAAACCATTCTAGATTTCTTAAAGATATACCCGCCGTTTTATCAAGTATGTTTAATAGTTTAGTTCTATTCTTTTCGTCGTTGTAAAAATTATTTATTGAAGATAGTAGAATGTCGGATTTACTCATTACATAATATGGAATCCAAATCTATAAGCCCTTTAGATTTCACACACTCTGGACAATCTTTCGAGAACATTATTTCAGCCCCGTGTGTATGCTTATTTAAACTTGGTAAGTTTCTCTGTTGTATTTTTTTACCCTGATGCTGGTGATGTTTACAGTATCCATCATATTGACCATTGAATGTACATCTCTGTCCATTAGACTTGGCACCCTTACATGTTGTGATGGAAAATGATTGTGGTGCATCCCTCAAAAGGATTTCCATTGGGATGGCATGTTTTTTTGAAATAATTGTAAAAGTTTCATTTATAGCCAAGTTCACGCGCTCCTGAATTTCCGCTTCGACAAATGCGTTAAGACGTTCCTGCCAACTCATTCTTTGTAATAGATTGCTCGTATTTTTTAAATAGGTCATCAACACTTTCATCCTTCTTTAACCTACTCTGCTTGATTCTATCTTTCAATTCTGACACCTTGCCAGTTTCGTCTAAACCAAGCTTTCTACACTCTTCAATGAGCTGATCCTTTTTCATCGTGCTGAGAGCGGGTTCAGATTTCTTTTTCGGGGGTTTATGTTTATCGATAATCTCACCGAATATCTCACGCTTTGTGTTTTCAAACAATGGTTCTAAAAGATCGCATACCGGATTCAAAAACTTGTTTTCAAAGTAGTAATGATAGTCTACAGGAATGTTATTCTCTTCAACATATTTAGGATCTTCTGACTTTTCAAATGCCTTAGCCTTCGGGTCCCCAGTTTTAGTGAGTAAATATGGAACACGATCTCCCGACTGAGGTTCAGAGCCCGGTTTTCGTTCACGCATTTTTACAACCACCTGGACATGGGCCTGATTAATCCCCACACTTTCATCGCTGTTAATTGATACACCCTTTCCATTGACTTTGTATGAATCCGAAAGACTTTGACTGAGTATAAGTTTTTCATTTGGAACATCACCAGATAGAAGTTCTATAGCTCTTTCTCGAGCCAACTCCGTTGGTGGACCAGGGTCGCTCGATGTGAGGACTACATCCAACAATTCCTTGCAGACCTCGCGGACATGGGGTGTGTTGTCGCGGCGGACAACCTGGAGACCCTTGATGTCTATGTAATCCATATGCATTTGATCATCCTTCCCCTTCGTCCACAACTTGGCGGCGTATCGCTTTTTAGAGTACAAAAAGTAAGGCCAGTATACCTTCTCAAGCTCCAAGTTGTTCGGCTTTTTGAATAGGGCGCTACACTCCTCTGCAGCACGTTCCCCAATTTCCCAACTATATTCAACAGCCTCCACACCCTTCCTGTCACCAACATCGAACTCGACCATGACTGAATCCGTGTCACCATACCTCACCTTTGCGCCCGGGAAGTTCTTCTCGACGTAGGTTTTCGTCTCTTCAATCATCATTCGACCCTTACACGTTGTCGTAGAGGCAATCGGAACACATGGAAGAATACCCTTCCCAGCCCCAGTGAAACCGTACACAGAGTTCATAGAAATTTTATATGCCAACTGCTTACCATTGTAAACTTCTTTCATGGAACCCGTAGCCGCAGCCATGTCTTTCTTAGCCTTTTTACGAAACTGTTTGAGTTCCAGTAAAACACTTGGTAAAAGACTTGGAACGTCTTGAGCAAACTTGTATTTCCGATCACCGATTTCAAAGGTTTCGTAGGTGATTCCGGGAATGGCACCATATCTCTTCTCATCCATGACGTACGATGAATAACATAGGTTGTGGGCCATCATGATAGACGGGTACAGAGCCTCAAAATCTAGGGCTGTAATTGGTGTGTAGTACGCACCCTTCTGAGCGTCGAGAACAGTCGCACCCTCGTATGGTTCTTCCGGTAAAGCACCGTACCTAATTGTTGGTACTTTAAAATTCAGCTCACGAGCCTTTTTCGTGAGCTGGCTGAAGACCTTGATCTGCTGCCCCCGTTCTACGAGAAAGCAGAGAGGAACCCACGTAGCCTTCGCCATTTCCAGAAGATTCAATAACGTGCACATCTTCTTCAGTAACTTGTGTGGGAGTAGGGTATCCTTGATACAGTACTCGGCAACTTCGCCAAGTTTTTTTGGGTCACCCTCCTTATAACGCATAAACATCTCCTTTGGGGACATGTCAATTTTTTGGTCGCCGAGATATATCTTTGATACGTTATTGAGACTGTAAGAATCCAACTTGTACCCCTTTTTTACTTCGTGAAACATATCAAACACAAACCTCCCAGGAATGGGAAGAAGTTTCAATACGTTATCACCCAATGCACTTGAACTCAACTTCTTGATTGAGATATTACACGTGTGATTTTTAATTTTACTCATTTGGTAAAACGTGTGCTCACAACCACAAATTATAGCTCGGTTGTAAATATACGAGAGATCAAAACCAAATATATTCCACCCCGTCAAGATATCTATATCCTTCTCGTGTAAGTAACGACCGAAAGCTTCGAGCATTTCCCGCTCTGTGTCAAAACTCAGGGTATCGGGTCCCTCAGTTTTCTTGTAACAGAAGCAAACCTTTTCATACGGTTCATCGTTACCAAATGTACACAGAGAAACGGCTATCTGAAAGCAAGCGTCGCCAATAATATTGGCATCAGGAAATTTACCGGTAGAACTATTACATTCAATATCAAAGGATGCGACGACAAATGGAGCAATGTCATCACGCGCGACCGGTTTTAGAGTTGTCCAGTCATTACAAAATAAATCAATCGCCGCAGTTGATAGATGAGATCTAACACATTTATCACCAGTATCAAACCATCCAGTAGACTGAATACCAGTTCTATGCATCAAGCGTAAAACCGGATCTAAATTAGACTCGTACACCTTGGCACTAAACTCACCCGTTGTAAGATAGAATTTGTTTTTGTTCAAAAAATAGTCAACCCGACGACGCCTCTGTAAATTTTTGAAATTCACTTTCATGAATTTGAAATTTTGATTATTCTGAAAACCCCATACATCTTTAGATTCCACGATACTATACGACTCGATACACTCAGGACACTTTCGTGTAAGTTTGTCATAAAGTTCAGAAGGTATCATACGCCCATCAATTTTAATAAAAAAGTAAGGCGTAAACGTAGTTGTTACACACACGGATTTACCCGTTTCAGTTTTACCAAAAATACTAATAATATGTTCACCAATGGTTCCAGTCATCTCATCGTCAGGTTCATCCCGAGCTTCCCAGGTCAACGCTTGTGCAATCACCATGTGTTACTATCTATCCCAATTTTTAATATCATTTATTAATAAATGTCTGCTGCTTTAATCGAGCTCGTGTCAGTGGGTGCCCAGGATGTATACATTACGGGAGACCCCGAAGTTAGTTTCTTCCGTCAGAACTACAAACGGTATACCAATTTCGCAATGAAGCCCGAGCGCTTAGATTACATCGGCACCTTCGGTGCTAATAACGAGGTTGTCATTCCTGTCCGCTCCAAGGGTGATCTCATGAGTTACATCTGGATCGAGGACAATCTCATCTCAAATGTTCAGACCAACCCCGACGGTCTCTTTTCCTCGGGTGCCGCTGGTCCAACTGAATTTGGTCTCTGGATTGGTGGCCAAAAGGTGTCGCAATTGGATTCTCTATTTATTCAGGGTGTCCACAACCCACTTCTCCGCGACAACGCGGCTAAGGCTTCGTGTGCCATTACAACTAACAACAAAAAGTCTAACCACGGTGGTGATCATTTTATGATCCCCTTCTTCTTCAGCGAGGACTGGACCAAGGTTCTTCCTTTAGTGGCCCTCCAATACCACGATGTGGAGATCCGCATCAAGTGTCGCGACGGGTACACCCCCACTGGAACTCCAAAGGTTTGGGGTAACTACATCTACTTAGATACAGATGAACGTAAATTTTTCACAGATAACGAACACGAACTTCTCATCACCCAAACTCAACACCAACTTGCCTCAAGCGCCGATACGGAGATTGATCTTACCTATTTCAACCACCCAGTGAAATCTATCCACCTTGTTTCTGGTAAGGCTACGGGTAATGACTGGGATTCCGAATTCACTTTCCAAAAGTCGTCTCTCTACATCAATGGTGTTCCCCTCTTCGAGGATACCTCCAACGTCTATCACCACACAGTCGTTCCAGAAATGCACAGCACGGATCTCCCAGACGACATTCTCGAGGATCTTCCCACGTTCACATGGCCATTCTGCCTCAACTTGAGTAAGATGCAGCCTACCGGGACTCTCAACTTCTCCCGCATCGATAACGCTAAACTCGCATTAACTGGACCCACAGGGGGTAACGCGCTTCACCGTATTTATGCGGTAAACTACAATATCCTCCGCATCAAAAACGGTATGGGTGGTGTAGCATTTGGAAATTAAACCTAAGTGATATTGAGCCCCT